GTCCATTCTCATTGTAAGTCCGCCTGTTGTGGCAGGAATGTGGTGGATGTATATGTGAACTTGGACGACACAGAGCCACAACCTGTGGTGCTTCCTGTGTCCGCCTCCACGGGCTTGGTTTCCAAGGCGGATTTAACCAATCCGAACCTTTCCGCCACATCTCGGTCAGCCCCAGCATCATAACCTTTTTCACTGCCGACTTTTGTTAGGAATGCATACACTCTATTCATTCCTGCTTTCACTCCTGCAACTGCGCCGTCCTTTTTCTTAGTGTTTTTTTTCTTGATAGAGAATGGATCGTCGCCTTGCTTCCCAACACCCCGATAAAACACACAATCCAATGCGTCATACGACACCCCTGTTAGTTGCGAGAGTTGTTGTACATCCAAGTTGGCGTTCCCTTGTAGCCCGTGAAGGGTTAGTAACTTCTCTCTATTTTTGTTCATACTACAATAATAGAGAGAAATGTCTCGGAGACCTTACACCGCTAAAGATAAGGAGGAAGATGACGAAGTGCGTGAGTATCCGCTGACCGACGAGGATATCCATAAACTCATTCCTGGTCTCAAGGTCATTTCATATCCTGCTTTGAACGATATGAAACACATTGATGAAGCATTTGATGCACAGGGACGGGTCCTGATCCTGTATTTGACCGAGGACGAACATACGGGACATTGGGTCTGTATGATAAAGAAGGGACACACGATTGAATACTTTGACCCTTATGGAAAGTATCGCCCAGACGAAGAACGCAAGTGGCTCTCCAAACATAAACTGGAGGAACTAGACCAAGATTACCCAACATTGACGAACCTTCTTAAACAGAGCCGATACAAGGTTCTCATAAACCCATATCACTTTCAAAAGGAACGTAACAACATATCAACATGTGGTCGTCATTGTATCACCCGCCTCCATTTCAAGAACAAGACCTTACCGCAATACAAACGCTTGATTGACGAGTCGGGTATGGATCCTGACGATTATGTGTCGGCTTTTACTTACAGAATATTGAACCATTAGTTTGCGGGGTTTCCAATAATAAAAACTTCGCAACAAGTAATAGAAAATGTCGTCGTACGCAATCTTGCCTAACTCACGAGGTGACCCCGACCAGATTGTTTATACGGCGAGTGTTATCAACAATAATACATCAACAGCGGGAGTTGGACCCGATCCTAGCGCCAAGTTCACGGAGACCCGTGATACACCTATCCTGCGTGATGTGAATGATTACGAGTTGTGTGTTCTCAAGTGTTCCATTGATGGTGGTGGTAAGTCGCTACCCATTCTTATTCCCCAGATTTTGAAGGGAAGCAATATCGCCAAGACGATTTACACGATTTCACTCTCGGTTGCTTTCTGGAACTCCACCACGAGTGCTGTGAGCTACGCCCAGAGCAAAAAGGTGAATATTCTGTGGGTTCCCGAGAACTTGGATCCTGGTACGCCAATCCCCACAACTGCAACTCCTACCCAGAAGGACTCACCCTACTACTATCTGTATTCCTACAACCACTTTGTTGGTCTGGTGAATACGGCTCTTCTGACCGCTTACGGACAGGTACAGGCGGCGGCACAGACATTTGCGGGTCAGAGCGGATACACCCTGTTGAACGCCTGTCCCCAACTCCAATATGACGAAGTCACAAAACTCTTCTCATTCTACACGTCCACGCTCGGCACGGCTGGTCTCTTTGACTCATCCAGTCCTCCTGNCTTCACTGGTCTCCCGACGACCACAGGACAAGAGTCCATGTTTATCGGCTACAATTACGACTTTGAGGGACTATTCACGAACTTTGAAGCGAACTACTACGGCGACGACTCTGTTGCTTTTGCCNCGGGTGCCGTGTCTGGAACTGCAGGAACGAGTAGCGTCCTTTACTTCCCCGAGAATGTCCTGNTCGTCNAGAACAAGTCTGGAACCAATATCCAGAACCAGATTAATCCTGCTACGGGTGCGCCATACAGCACTNCCGTCCTGAACTATGTGACGACCCAAGATTACAACTCTACGGGTTCGCTCTGGTCGCCTGTATCAGCCATCGTCCTGACCACACAACTCATCCCGATCCGCAATGAATACACCAGTTCGCCAGTCGTCTTGGGTAAGTCCAATGTGGGACAAAGCACTCCTGGCTCCTCCTCTTTCCAGACCATTCTCCTAGACTTCGGAGAGCAACTTCCGTATCCCGAGGAATTCCGAGGCAAACTCACATTCACTCCACTTGCCGAGTTCCTCCCGATTTCCATGACGACCTCTCACCAAGAAGTCAAGAATGTGGATTTCCAAGTCCAGTGGCGCAACCGCCTCACCAACCAACTCACGCCTCTACCTCTCTACAATCTTGGATCAGTGTCCGTCCGACTTCTCTTCCGCCGCAAGAAGTGAGGCGTTTTTTAGAAATATTTAATCTTCGTTCCAAGTATAAACCATGAGCAGCGAAATCACCAAGGTTTCGGTCGTAGATTCTCGCATTCTCCAGCCCAAGCCCAAGTTTGCCGTTGAGAAGGGTCCTCTGTCCCTTACCAATGTGCCGTATCGCAGTATCACTGCCTCCCAGTCCCAGATGACGTTCAACATTATAGTCCCTTCCGAGTCAGTTTTTATTGATCGTGCGGTGGACTGGTCGTCCGTTGTCTACGGCTCCGTGGATGTCACCCTGACTGGCACGGCTGTTGCTAATTACCCCATTGCAGTCTATGGTCGTGATGTCGCCTTGGCTCCCTTCCCGCTCCACCAGATGTGCGCCACGATGTCCGCCACGATCAACGACACCACAACTGTCGTCAATACTTCCGATGTCCTGAACCAGCTACTCCGCCTCCAGGACTACAAGAAGAATCGCAAACTCAAGACATGCCCGAGCAAGTTGGATAACTACCAGACCTACCCTGGACAGGGACTTGCCGCCTCTGCGGATGCCCGTCTACAGGCTGGTGTTGGTACCCTCACGAACTCGCCGCTCAACTCGTGGTGTAATGAACTCAATGTGGATGAGAAGCCCAACGGCTCGTGGGGCGACTTCACTTGGACGGATTCAACGGGTTCCGTTGTTGCGTCGCAGGATGTGACGACTGTTCCGTCTGGAACGACTGTTTACTCGTTCAACGCATCGGGTCAGCCTGTATTCAAGACGGGTAATGTGACGAGTGATTCCGTCTACCGCCTGTACTTCCGCTTCAAGACCACGGAGCGCCTCGTCATCTCGCCCTTCATTTGGGCTGACTCGTGCGAGGTCAGCACGGGCTTGTTTGGCGTACAGAATATCCAGTTGCTGATGAACTTCCAGTCGCCTATCGCTCAGGGACGCATTCTCCGTGCGTCTAGTGGTGCGGTGTTCGGCAATGCCACCTCAACTACGTCACTCGCATTCTCCAACGAGCAGTTCCAGAACGTCAATTCTGGTTCTTGCTTTGCGAACCCTGTGGTGAACGTACAATATTTAACTCCGTCATTAGATGTACCATTACCTGCGAAAAATCTTGTTCCCTTCATGGACTATCCGCGCTATATTTCCCAGCAGAATGTGGGTTCCATTACGGCGACGACGCTCACGGCGAACTCGGCAGGTGCGCTCACGACACAGACCATCAACTCGCAGACGATCACGCTCCCTGCCATCCCCGACCTGCTCATGATCTACGTCAAGCCGAACACGTATGTCACCAGCGGATCTGCGCCTGACCCGACGCAGGGTGATTGGGTACTGCCGATTGTGGGTATCTCAGTCAACTTTGATAACTATGCAGGTCTCCTTTCGTCTCACAGCCAGGAGCAACTCTACCGCATGTCGTGCCTCAATGGTCTGGAGATGGACTATGACCAGTGGCGTGGATATGCGTCCACGGCGCTCTTCCCCGATGGACTCACAGATGGAGGCAAGGCACAGCTGGTACCGCTCACGGGCGGTCCCCTGATCCTCAAGCCTGGTCGTGACATCGTCCTCCAGGCAGGACAAGCACCAAGCCTTAACTACGGGGCTTGTATTGCGTGTTGTTAATGTGCGACAACACTAAAAAAGCAATGCTAATTGACGATATGCGGGAACTCCCTTAGAGTCTAACCTACCACCCTTGCTCCGAAAGGTTCAAGGGGAACAGCGGTAATAACGCTTCCCAATGGTAATAATGGTTAGAATTGGGTAATCCGCAGACCTCACCTCACTCCCGCTAAGCAAGGGAAAGGTGATTGTCTCAACGACTACCAGTCAAGTGCGTGATGAGATTAGCAATCTCAGATGATCGCAGAAGGTATAGTCTACTCCGACTGCCCCGAGCAGTGTAAATACTACGAAAGTAGCGGTATGCCACAGCGTAGGCAACTTTTCTCTACAATTCACGCTCCAGGTCCAGAACCAGACGGGCGTTACTCAGTCCGCCTGTCAGATTTATGTGATCGCCATCAACTCAGGTTTCCTGGAAACTATTAAGGGCAGTTCTCGCATCCTCAAGGGTGTACTCACGGAGCAGGACATTCTGTCCGCCCCGATGGGTCCTGGCTCGGCGGATGCGCACATGTCTCGCTATGCGGGTGCTGGTGCCATCAGCGACTCGTCCCGTGATATGGGTTCTGATGGTCGTCGTCACGAGGGTCGCCCCCATGGAAGCGGTAAGCACCACAGCAAGTCCAAGATGTCCTCTTACTACTAAACCCAATGGGAGGTTAGGGAGGTTTTATTCAAATGAAAACTATAAAGAAAAAAATATATTTTGGGAGAGACCTTCAAAAATATATTTTCTTATAAAAATGGAGCCAGAAAAAGTCCAAAACCTCCCGTTGATTTGGTGGCGGTATTTGGGCTACATTAAGCAAATGGAAGCGTGGAAGGCTTCACACTGCAAGAAACGATAAGATAAACTTAATGACCTCTACATTGAAGCCATTACCAAGACTTCGGTACCGCTGGGTGTTGCTGATGCCCTGCGTGTAGTTGTCTGGGAGACACTGGAGGCGTTCGCATTCTACTGGTGTGAGTTTGCGGATCTTGGTGGGACTGACGACCAGATTATCTTTGGTTACGGATGTGAGAGTTCCGCTCTTGCCGTCCTCTCGTGTTTCAATGCGTCGCTGGATTTCTATTGTTTTATCATCGTCCGCCCGTTTGCCTTCAGCGTCCAACCGCCGTCCAATATCTCGTCCACAAGCAACATCATACAATCCTGTCTTGGCTCCCCGTCCTCCGCCGTTCGCAGACAGGCACACTGACTTCCCGTCAGGATCGTACACCCGATTCCCTTGTGAGTTGGTGTTTCCAACATATCCCACCTGTTTGAGTTTGACTTGGGTTCGTACGCCCTTTTCAGCGGAGTGTTCTGCCGATGAACCTTTGTGGTAGTTCGCATCAATACAGAAGGATTTGCCGTCCTTGGTGAGATTAGACTTTTCCACTTCAGCATCTGATTCTAGGATGTCCTTTAGTTTTATACCTTTGTCTGCGGGTAATCCTTTCACAGGGATATTCGTCCAGAACAGACGCTTACGGCTTTGAGCGGATACAAGCGACGCATCAATCATAATGGGTTCAACCCCCATTTCACGAGTTATGATATCCCTGTCTTTCTTCGGCATGGATGCCACATTCTCCAGAATAAACCACTTGGGGTTTGTCTCCTTCTTGATTTTCAAATAAGTCCAGAANAGACCGCTCCGTTCGCCTTCCAGACCNTTGCGCCCCTGCTTGGANATTGATAGNTCCTGGCACGGCGACCCGCCGCACAATAAATCAATATCCTTGTAATCCTCGGNNTTGATGGATTTCACATCGCCGATGTGTTTGGTGTCGGGATAGTTCTTGTTGGCGATCTTGATGGCGTGTTTATCAATCTCCGATGCGTGATACGATGTGACCCGATCCCCGAGTGCCACACGCAAACACGAAATGCCGTCAAACAAACTCAGGACTTTCATTCTATTCTATCCGCCCATTTTTTTAAAGTAAAAAATGCCGCAGTGCGAGAAAGTCGGGTTAGAAATAATAAAGCCAATAATATAGAAGATGCCTTACTCCTTACGCAAAGTTCCAGGTAAGCATTTATGGTGGGTTGTTGANCCGTCAGGCAAACATCTGAGTCACGAGGGGTTACCACGAGAACGGGCAGAGGCACAGCGTCGGGCGGTGTATGCATCAGAGCATCNGCGTGAGATGGAGGGAGGAACCAATGTCTTNTCAAGCACTAGCCCTGATTATGTAGCGGGACTACAACAATACAATACTGCGAAGCCATACGATAGTATCCGAAATCTTGAGTTGGATCAACTAACCCTGCGTGATATATCACACAAGTTAGAAGATGGTGCTAAAACAAGTTCTGGAGCAGTTGGGTTTTATAAAGAGTTGGGAGCATTGGGTGCGAGAGTACTGGCGGACGATGTGTATGATTACGAAGGCGTACTTGCGGCAAAAAATAACATCCCAATGAGAGCATCGTACGGAAATGAAAAAGCCGAACACTTGAAGGCGCAGGATTACACAGCCAATCAGATTTTATTCCAAAAACCATTGGATCGGGCAATAAACAACAACATATTAAACCCCGCAGAAGTGACTGCTATTACAAGCAGGGGACACAAGACAATAGATCAGGATGAACTAAAACGGCGAAATGAAGCGGCACGTGGGTTGGCTCCTGCTCCTGCTCCTCCTGCTCCTGCTCCTGCTCCTGCACCTGCAATGCGTCCCTCATTTAGTGATACCGATGCTTTTGCGATGCGTAATGCGGCAACTGGACCACCACTCCCATCGGTGTTTGCGTCGCCACAACCTAAGGGTTTTCAATCGTCA